ATATTTAGGAAAAATTTTAAGAAAACATTATTTATAAGGTAAAGCAGAATCTGCATATTATTTACAAGCTGGCGATGATTTCTATATATTCGATAAAAAACAAAATCCATGTAATGTTCCAAACGACGTTCCAGCATTTAAAGGAACAGGTGAATTTAAAATGAGAGTTGGTACACGATCTCAATTTTATGAAGTACAACCTGAAGTAAAGGTTAAAAATATGGCAGATAGTAAATATTCTGTTAAGCCAGGAACTAGTAAAAAAAATCCTTTCGAATCTATGAAACAATAGGAAAATACAATGCTTAATTTCAAATCTCATATGAACGAACCTCTCAATGAAAGTGCTTTGACAGCTCTTCGTGTTGCAACAAAAGCTCATAAAGGCCAGTTTAGAAAAAGTGGTGGAGAGTATATTGTACATCCAAAAGAAGTTGCTCGATTCGTAAAACAATTTAAAAAGTCTAATAATCTAACAGCTATGATTCAAGCTGCGTATTTACACGATACTCTTGAAGATACTGATACGACTTATCAGGATTTAGTTAAACAGTTTGGCGCTCTTGTTGCAGATATGGTTCAAGAATTAACTACTGATAAAGCAGCATCTGATGCTATCGGCAAAGGTGAATATATTGCAAACAAAATGGCTAAGATGTCGAGTTGGGCATTGGTTGTAAAGCTAGCAGATAGACTAGCAAACGTTCAAGATATCGATACTCGACCAGCAGACTTTCAAAAGAAATATGCAGCTCAGACTGTATTAGCTATTAATAGATTAAGAAAAGATCGTTATTTGAGCCAGACTCACAATAAGATTATTTCAGCAATTGAGAAGAAAATTAAAGAATACATTCCGAAAAATGTTAAAGAAGATACTACTGAATTACGTAAAAAATATCAAAATCAAGTTAATGCTGAAGAAAAACTTAGTGATCATAATTATGGTCCTAACAAAGCTAGAGTAACACGGACTGCTAATACATTAAGTAAAGCAATCAATAAACATCTTGGTCCTAATGCAACTACTCAAGATAAAATTAGCCTTAGAACCCGATTACAGAACGGAAAATAGGAAACTATTATGCTTAGATTTGGAAATTACTTAACAGAACAAAAGAATACTCATATGACTCATATTGAGGATCGTGTCATTTACGGTGGCGTAGATGGTACTCGGCAAGCAATCTTTGCTCTTCGAGATCTAAGAGATATGTTAGGTGGTAAAAAAGAGGGTAAAGTAAGCGTCAAATGGGATGGCGCGCCTGCAGTGTTTGCTGGCATTGATCCAAATGATGGAAAGTTTTTTGTAGCTAAAAAGGGTATCTTTAATAAAAACCCAATGGTATATAAAACAGAGGCTGATATTGATGATGATACTAAAGGTGATTTAAATGCTAAATTAAAAGAAGCTTTAAAGTATCTGCCTGCTCTTGGAATTAAAGGCGTGATCCAAGGAGACTTTTTATATTCAAAATCAGAACTTACTACTCAATCAATTGACGGCCAAAAGTATGTAGTATTTCATCCAAACACTATTGCGTATGCTATACCAGCTGGAACTGCTGCAGCGACTGCAGTAAAAAGAGCTAAAATGGGTATTGTATGGCATACCACATATACTGGTGATTCTTTTGAAACAATGAAAGCATCATATGGAGTTGACGTTTCAAAACTAAGAAAAAGCGCAGACGTTTGGTCACAAGATGCGATGCTTAGAGATTTAACAAGAGTCACTATGTCAGCTAAAGAAACAGAAGATGTAAATAAAAAACTATCTGAAATAGGATTTTTATTTAATCAAATTGGTGCATCTACATTAAAAACTCTTGAAAATAACAGAGATTTAGCTCAAACAATTGAGACATTTAATAATACATTTGTTCGTAAAGGTGAACAAATAAAAGATACAGCTAAACATGTAAATGCATTAATCAAATGGGTCAATGCTCGCTATCAAAAAGAAATCGATAAGCGTAAAACTGAAAAAGGTAAAAATGCCCAAATGATAAAACGCGATGAATTTTTAAAATTCTTCTCACAAAAAAATAAAGAAAATCTTAAAAAGATATTTGACCTTCAAAAGTTAATAATTGTTGTAAAATTAAAACTTATAAATATACTTAATAAGCTCAAGAGTATTGACACTTTCGTAAAAACGCCAAATGGCTTTAAAGTTACAGGCGAAGAAGGTTATGTTGCTATTGACAAATTAGGTGGTGATGCGGTAAAGATTGTTGACAGATTAGAATTCTCGTACAACAACTTTTCGCCCGATATTTTAAAAGGATGGGATAAACCAGGAAGATGAAAATGGATAACACATATACAAAGCTATTGCGCTCGCTTAATGAAAATAAAGATGAGCGCCCCGTTTACCTTTCAGTTTGGGTTGATAACAAAATTTTGCCGGGCGGTGTGCATGATAGCAAAGAAGCTGGTATGAAACATATGGTCTACGGCGATGGACCAGATGGACATCATTTAGTAAAAACAACTAGAAAGGTCCTAGGCAAAAAGCGCGATGGGCAGTTTGTCCCACGTTCTGTTGGAAGGCATTTAGACAATCAACCTTTTCCATACGATGATGGACCACATTATTCTGTACATAAAGAATCTATTGATGAAACGAATCGAGGTTATAGCCAAGCAATTACTCAACCTTTGGCACCAAAAGAGGATCGTGATCGGCACGATATAGTTAGAGATCATGAGGTTGCTATGCGACATCATGAGAGACAGATGTCTAGGGATCCAGAAAATAGATCAGCACACAGCGCAAAAGCTGCTAGACATTCTGCTGCCTTTGAAGCTGGTAAAGAAGTAAGTTTCTCTGCACCAGGACCAGTGCGTGATGCAGCAAAAAAAGACTTTGAAGTAAAAAGTAAAAAAGCTTTGGGCGAATCTGTTGAAGTTAATGAAGATCATTGCTTAGTCTGTAAAGATTGTGGTGATGAATTAAACAAACCAACAACTGATTGTAAAAATGATTGCAGCGATCCAGATGGTAGTCATTGGGTTCAAGAATACAATGAAGACCGTGAACCGGGTGAAGAATATATAAGCTATTATGATAGCGATCCAGCAGCCATTAAGAAACAATTATCTCTTGGCCCTAAAGGCAAATATAAAAATGCTCAGAAAAAAATTGATGCTCATACATCTGGAAAAGAGCACGATCCAGCTATAGCTGATATGATAGGCAAGAGAAATAAAACTAATCCCGGTACTAATGTTGTACAATTAAGACGTGAAGCAGTGTCTTTCAAGGAGTACGCAGCACTTAAAGAAAGAGAAGATGAAGTAAAAGATGGTGATGGTGTTAATATTGTAAAAGATAAGCCATTTAAAGGCAAAGATATGAAGAAAGAGCCTGATAGCGGAAAAGGTATTACCTTTGCAAATATGAAAAAATCTAAGATAGCCAAAGAAGAAATGTCAGATGAAGCAAAGGCAAGAGTCGCTTCATTACGTAATACTCCAAGTCAAATAGCGGCACGGAAAAAAGCAGCAACGAATCCTGCGTATAAAAATACAGTTCGTGGAACCGAAGCTGATTTAAATAAAGGCCGGCCAAAGTGGGATCAACATGATTGGGATGACAAAGATGCATATCCAAAGGAATCAACTGAAGTTGATGAATTATCACAAATACTTCCTAATAAAAACCTTTTAAAAACATCTCAGCAATCTAAAATGGATAAGTTAGATGCCGAGCTCAAAGCAATGAGAGCTCGTATGGCTGAAGAAACTCAAAATGAAGATTACGAATTGACTGAAGAGGACTTACCAGAAGAATGGACTCCTATTATGCGTAGAGCTGCTGCAAGACGTATGAAAATCCTTGCTCCTCGTATTAAAATGGGTATTAAAAGATCTAAAAATAAAACAGCTACAAAAGAAAAATTGATGAGCCGTGCTGTTAAACAAGTTAAAGCAGCTCTAATTAAGAAATTAACAAAGGGACAGGCTAAAACTGATTTGTCACCAGGACGTAGATTAGAAATGGAAAGACGAATTGCTAAGCTAGGACCACGTATTAAACAGTTAGCACAGAAAAAATTACCCGGCGTCCGAAAGATGGAAGTCGATCGCCGAAGAAATAAGAATAAGTGAGCTATTAATAATGATTAATTCTTTTAAGCAGTATATTGTTGAAGACACTAAAACACTTTATTTTACCTTTGGTAGAATGAATCCTCCTACTGTTGGCCATGAAAAACTGCTAGAGGTACTTTCCTCTAAATCAGGTAATAATCCGTATCGAATTTACCTTTCTCAAACTATTGATAAAAAGAAAAATCCATTACCATATAATGATAAAGTTAAATATGCTAGGAAAATGATGCCTAAGCATGCTCGTTATATTATGTTA